GCAAAAAAATTATAATATTCTGTGATATCCTTGCTGCCATCGAGGAAAGTTCTTTCCTCTTTGGATGGACTCTTGAAAAGTGCCAGACAGCCTTCCGGCGCATCGATAAAATCTGTCAGAAGGTCACTGATATCAAGATTTTCATAATCTCTCAGCCATTCTTTTAAACATTCACTTACCGTCATTTGATACCCGCCGCCCTTTCTGCTGCCTTTAAAATCTTCTCTTTTCCGCCCTCATTTTTCATATGTTCAAACCAATAATCCGTCCTTTTCCCTTCATGGCTCATCGGTATGTAATACTGTTTTCTGGCATACGGAAGATCATATATAATGTTTCCACTCCCAATTTCGGTTTTTATAATTCCATTGTCCCGAAGTGCTCCGGTATCAAGTGGGACGTATGGATCCATTAATCGTAAACACTCGCTGTCAATAATCTGTTGCACTTTCCCTCCGGCAGCAAGACCATGCTTTTCGATCACATTTCTCCCATCAATTTCTACTGAATTTAACGTAAATTGAAAAGAACCCATTATTTACATACCACCTTCCAGTGCTTGAGCAGTGTGCCTTCCGTATTGTCCGCCAGAGATGCGATCGTACCGGATTTCTGAAACTCCTTCCGCAAGTCCGTAATGCTATAATCCTTTGTAATTTCCTTATCGCATTCTCCGGCTACAATCATGTCATGGTTATTCCGTGGATTAAATGTAAAATACTTTTCTGTTTCATCGTCCGAGAGTTTTTCGTAACTTAGCGCATCAATGTACCGTTTTCTCCCAGTATCTGCCTCCATCGGAACAACTGCAGTTAAAAGCTGTGTAAATACAATAGATCCAGAACCCGATACCGTTTTATCTGCGGAATACTTATATTCACATCCTCGAATCACTGTCCGGTTCCAAATTTCTGTCTTATCTGCGTTTTTATGTGCATTGTATACTGTAATGGTCTTATCATTCATCAAAATGCACCCGCCAATCTGGTCCCGATGCCCTTGTAGATTAACTCTTCCATCGCCTCCTGTGCCTGTGCTGTACTCTGCAGAGCATAGGATTCTGAATAACCATTGTTATTCACGGACGTTACGCTATGCCCGGCAAGTGTTGTCTGATTCGACCACAGGAAATTGCACAACCGGAATATAGTATCTTTCTGTCGTTCTTCCGAAATATTCATGTACGGCTTAACGACTTTTTTATACTCGGTTTCTGCCTGTGCCTCGACTGCTTCAAACTGCTTTTCCGGCACAACGTTTGGAAAATGGGAGCTGTAATACTCCCAATCAATGATTTTTGACATTTACAGCTCCCTCCTTCTTATGATGTCTTTCCAAGTAATTTAATTCCTTTTAAGACACCAGCCATTTTACTGTTTTTCAGAACAGCTCCGGCAATCAACTCAACCTCGCCTTTCTTTACAGCTCCAGGTGCGGACATATCCGGCAAATAGGTTTTAAGCATCTTTGATCCGTTTACAGAAATTCCGTGGAAAGCATCAAGACCGAGTTTTGCAGCGTAGATATCAGATGTTCCATAGTGAGTAGAATCCGGTGCGGAAGTTGCTACAACATCCTCTGTCGCAGATCCGTTGTAATATTCTCCGGCATCCATAAGCAGGATTCCGTTATAGGTCTCTACTGTTCTTCCAAAATCATCTTTCGAACGGTCATAATATCCGGCTCTACGCGCTGCAGATCTGATCTTTGTGAGCATTTTATTGTTCATCATAAGCACATCCGGTTTTGCTGCTAAAAGTGCAAGAAAAGTATCCAGCTCGTCCAAAAATGCATTGTAGTTGCTGTCAAGCATTGCAGACGTAGACACATCAATATCCGTAGTCATCTCTGTGGATTTTCCGGAAAGAATCTTTTTCAGTCCATCAAACGTGTTCGGAACATACCCCGTTCCACTTGATGCAGACGTTCCGTTGATAACAAGGTTGTGGAAGTAGTTCGCTCCCGCTTTTGTTTTCTGCTTAATCTGGAAGTCCATCTCATTGATCGCACCGGACGTCTGTGCAATTACACGATCGATCTCGAATGATCCTCCGAGAATAACAGGACTTGCAGTCTGTTTTGTTCTCTTTGCCTCGTTTGCAGTGTACTCACTGTTGATCTGACGCACGCCTGCGGTCGATGGAGTCTCTAATCTCTGGTATCCATATACCAGGTTACTTCCGCCTGTTGGCGAAATGGTATCATCAAATGTCAGTTTATCGAGCAAAACAGAATCTCTTCTAAATTCGTCAATAACCTGCTGATCTACTTTGTCGGCATATCCGACTTTTGCTTCTGCTAATGTTAATGGCATATCTCTCTTCTCCTTTACTTACTGTTGTATCTTTCTGTCAGAGCACCGATCAGACTGTCTGCCTGCGGTTTTGCTCCCGTTCCGCCTACTCCGCCGATTGGATCACCCGTTCCGGCTGGCTTAGGCTCCGCCTCTCCAAAAAGCATCTTGCTATCCTCGGCTTCAGAAAGCACTTTGATAGCTGCTGCAACGTCCTCTTTCTGATTTTTGGATGCTTTTAATGTATCTACATCCAGAAGTGCCGTAATGGCTTTTGCATTCTTTCCGTGAGCGGCGTTAATGCTGTCCTTGAGAACGTCGTTGAAATCCCTGTCCGCAATCTGCTGCTGATAATCGGCATCCTTTGCCTTAATATCCTTTTCCAGATCTTCGATCTTCTGTTTCATCCCGGATACGTCCGCATCCTTAAATTCTTCCAGATCCTTTTTCAAGCCTTTGATTGTTCCCTCATGGGTTTTTACTTTCTCCTGCGCTGCTGCTAAATCTGCTTTCACAGTATCAAATTCTTTCTGTACCGGATCATGTTCCTTGTGATACATATCCAACGTACCGTTGATCTGTTCTTTGGTCATTCCTAATGCTTCCAGTTCTTCTCTTGTCATTCTCTTTTATCTCCTTTAACGATTAATTATTTCACGAGGAAGAATCATCCTCAGATAGCCAGCAAAGGCGGGATCGAACCGCCACAGGGTAAAAACAAACATACATGAAAGGAGGCAAAAACCCCTGTCGTGCACCACTGCACCTTTGCTGTAATAAAAATGAGCCAATTAATCAAATCATTTAAGATTCAACTAATTGGCTCACAGGCTCTTTTTCGGGTTCGATTGACAATATAAATTTTCTTTTACATAATTTACAATACCCGGGGAAATTCTGAATCACTGTATCTGATCTGAGATACAGCATCTTCTTTCCACACTCCGGGCAACGATACCAATAATTTCTTGTTTGCATATATTTTCCCCTTTCTAAATATAACATTTTATTATGTTATAGTCAATGTTATAATGTATACTTATGTCTCTTTTTAAAGAAAAACCACTGCACTTTCACAGTGGTAATATTTAATCAAAATTTATTCTCAAACCACATTTGTCACATTTAAAATAATGTGATGTCTTTGGATCATAGTCAGTTCGCAAAGTCCCTGTCTTACACTTTGGACATTTTACTATTTCACCATTTCTTAATTTTTCGAAATCAATATCAATTTTTTTCATTATGGTTTCCTCCATTCATAATCCGGATACCTCTCTTTTACAGATTTAATTATATTCCTTATATCTTCGCCCGTCAATTCTCCTTTTCTATGTTTCAATGCGTTATAATCACATACGCACTCTGCATGTGCATCTTCGCCGATATCATACTCTATATGGGTTTCCTCATGAATGATTGTTTCGACAATTTTCTTTTTGGTGTTACATGTTCGTGCATTTATGTAAATACTGTTTCCAATATTTAATCCATATACATCATCCAGATGGTTTTCCGTTATGGTATCTCTATTATATATCACATCAACAGATATATTGTTCTTTTCTATATACTCTAACACTCTCTTTCCTGTTTCAGAGGTCTTTAGATCTTTGTATATTGATACCGGCTTTACGGTATCGCCTTTTTCCAATGGCTGCACATCAAATAATGATTTGGCTTTATCTTCCATTGCTCTTGACTCGTTTCTTTTTGGCAAAATTTTGATAGTCTGTGTTCTATTCAAATCACTGCTGCCATTTGCTACTCTTAGGCGATTATCTTTGGCGCTGATCCCCATCTCTTTTGAAAATCTATGATATTCTGCAATCTGCTTTCTTTTCTGTGCTTCCAGTGCATTCGCATTTCCGCCGATAGCCTTTTGTGCTTCGATCTCCCGCTTGGTTGCCCGGATTCCCCGCTCCATCTGCCGCTGTTTCTGCGTCATGTCATAATATTTATATGTCCTGCCGTTGTATTCCTTTGGATCCGGTTCTTTATCCCATTTTGTCGGTTCACTGATTCCCTCAAAAAACGGATAAAAAGTATGCCGGCAGTTCACGCCACACAATCCATTTACTGCTCCATACTGTGTTTCAGAGAATGGCGGGTAATTTTTATCGCGCCCACTTCTCGAATAAATTTTTCCTTGCCATTCCGCATGCTCCGGCCGTGCTCCCCAGTGAGCAGAAACTTCTACTAGATCTGTACCGGTAACATCACAGTTTCTTTCTGTAATTTTGGCAGATAATTGATGGCATGATGTTCTTACGCACATTCTTGCGGCGGTATCAAGCTGATAGGTTCTTCCACTGGCATAATCCACCGATCTAAGACCACTCCGCGCCATTTCTCGAATTGCGTCATTCACTGCGGCATCAAATGAGTATGCTCCGGTTGCCATCTTCATTACAGCCTTATCCAGATATTTAATGTATGCATTTTGAACCGATGTAAAATCGTATGCCCCTTTAAATCCCATTGTTTTGGTCAGATTCTTAAAGGTTCCCGCCGTTGTGCGACTCATTTCTTCCATTATTTTTACTATACCA